CGAGCGCATGGTGCAGATGACCGACAAAGGGCAAAAAGTCTATTCCAGTATTGAGCTGCATCCGCAGTTTGCCCTCAACGGCAAAGCCTATGTTGTCGGGCTGGCAATGACCGATACCCCGGCGAGCCTGGGTACTGAGCGTCTTAAATTTGCCTCACAGCAGCGTGCATCGGTGATGGCCTTCAATAACCAGCAGGGTGAGGCGCCGATGTTCACCGAAGCGCTTGAAGCAGAGGTGATCGAGCTGACCGCCCAGCGCAGCGATGAGGGTGCCAAGTGGTTTAATCGCGTGATGAGCATTATTGGCAAAGGTCAGAAAACGGACGATCAGCGCTTCAGTCAGATGCATCAGGTCGTTGAGGCAGTAGCGCAATCGCAATCCGAGCAAATTGATCGCTTCAGTGCCGCAGAGCAGGAGCGACAGGAGGATAAGGCCGCTATCCAGAAGCTGACCACTGAGCTTGCGGAGCTGCGCCAGAAGCTGGGGAGCACTGAAGCTTCCTTCAGTCAGCGACCACCTGCGAACGGCGGCGCCAACGCGCAGCTGGCTGATTACTGATATCCACTACGAGAGCAGAGAACATGGAAAACAATACCCGCCAGCTGTTTGATCAGTACATTGCGCGCCAGGCGCAGTTAAACGGCGTATCGACTGCGGCAGTCGCTGCGAAATTTGCGGTAGACCCGGCGCGTCAGCAGCGCCTGGAGCAGGCCGCACAGGAGAGTGATTCTTTCCTGAGCAAAATTAACGTGTTTGGCGTTAACCAGCAGATTGGTCAGAAAGTGCTGATTGGCAGCAAAGGCCCGATGGCTGGCGTTAACAACAGCACCACCAACCGTCGTAATCCAGGGGCTAACCATTCAATGGAGCCGTTTGATTACATGTGCCGCAAGGTCAACTACGACTACGGGATCAGCTATGAACAGCTTGATGCCTGGGCGCATATGCCGGAATTCCAGCCCCTGATCAGCAAGGCGATGGCTCGCCAGATGTCACTTGACCGCATCATGATTGGTTTCAACGGCACCAAATACAGCGATCCATCAGACCGCGCGGCTAACCCACTGTTGCAGGATTGTGGCATTGGCTGGCTGGAGAAAATCCGTACTGAAGCCTCACACCGCGTGATTTCCGGCGTCACGATCACTTCCCGTGATGAAGATAACAAGGTTATTGCGAAAGGGACTTACGGCAACCTGGGTGCGGCGGTGTACGACGCCAAAAACAGCCTGATGGATGAATGGCACAAACGTAATCCTGACAACGTGGTGATCCTGGCAGGCGACCTGTTGACCACCGGCAACTTCCCGGCGATTAACGCCATGAGCCAGACCAACCCGAACACCGAAATGCTGGCCGGTCAGCTGATTGTTGCGCAGGAACGTGTCGGCAACATGCCGACCTTCATCGCGCCGTACTTCCCGGTCAATGGCGTACTGATCACGCCGTTTAAAAACCTGTCCGTGTACTACCAGCGCGGTGGACTGCGCCGGACGATCAAGGAGGAGCCGGAATACAACCGTATTGCGACTTATCAGTCATCGAATGATGACTTTGTGATCGAGGACTACGGCAACGTCGCATTCATTGACGGCATTACCTTTGCCGAGGCGCCGGCAGGCGGCGCATAACCGCACACTGGCGGGCTTCGGCCCGCCGTTCATCGGGGAAGAAACAATGCTGACACCGGCACAACGACATTTTCAACGAGTCATGGCTGAACGCCATGGCAAGGCAGATGATCTGTCAGAAACAGCGCGTACTGCGCACGAGCAAATTCTGCACCGCATGCGTATGGATATGAGTGCGCTGAAGAAAATTCAGGGCGAACAGGCAAAAGCCGCGCTTAAACGCCAGCTGCTACCCAATTACGAGGGGTGGATTGAAGGAACGCTGGAGGGAGACAGCGGGCGACAGGATGAAGTGATCACGCGCCTGATGATTTGGGCGATTGATATTCGGGATTATCCGCTGGCCGTGCGCATCGGGCGGTATGTCATCGCGCACAACCTGGCAATGCCAGACCGGTTTAACCGCACGGCAGCGACAGCGCTGGTCGATGAGATTTGCGATCCCATTCTGGTGCAGGTCAAGGCGGATGAAAGCACTGATATTAAGCCATATCTGGCGGTGCTCGATGAGGTCCAGGAGATCACTGAAAACAGCGATATGCCAGACGTCGTACGGGCCAAGCTGTATAAAGCCCGCGCTTTTGCATTGTGCAACGGCACTGCGGATGAACAGGCGACTGCGCTGGAGTTGTTGCGTCGCGCGCTGAACCTCGACTCCGGCGCCGGGGTGAAAAAGCTGATCGATAAGCTTGCCAGGCAGGTAAAAAAAGCCTCTGCGGAAAATGCATCAGGCAGTGAGGGTGCAGACCAGAGCGGGGGCGAAGGGGGCAATAATCAGGCTGCAGCAACGCCGGAAGTGACGGTGCCAGCTGCCAAAAAGCCAGCCACCAAAAACAACCCCGGAAGCACAACACGTAAAACGGCGGCCCGCAAAACAACGACGAAAAAGCCCACCGCCGATAAAAAATAACCGACTTGCGCCCCGTGCGCTGGCGGCGCGGGCGGAAATCTGCAACGCATCGCGTTAGCTTTTCTCCGTCCGCTCACCGCCAACCTTTTCTGGAGACTACACGATGAGCCTTGTGGCCCCTCGCACAGTTACCTCCTCTGCGGAGGATGTGACGGACGTGGATGACGGCGGAGAGAAAGTCACCGCCGGGGAGTTCTGGCCCGAGATAGTACTGAGCAACGTCCGTAAGGAGATGCGGATCACCGGTGCGGTTACCACTTCGCGTTTAAAGCAGGTGGTCATTGAAGCCGTAGCCCACACAGCTGATCAGCTGAAGCAATGGCAGGCTGAACAGATTGGGGCCGGATATGCCAGTTTGGCCGCCGTACCGGCCATGGTGATTAACGACGAGAGCGTAAAGGTATATCGCTGGCGCCGCGCAGTTTACAGCATCTCGCGGGCCCTTCTGATCGAGACTTTCCGCGATGTTGACACCACGGGTGACGCGGGAGAGAAGCGCGCCGCCGCACTCGCAACCCAGGCGAATGATCACTGGCGTGATGCGCGCTGGGCTATCTCGGATATTCAGGGCGTGGTCCGTAACTCTGCGGAGGCGTTCTGATGAAAGTGAAGGCATTGCAGGGCGATACAGTGGATTTGTTGTGTCAGCGTCACTACGGCATCACCCAGGGCGTGACCGAGATCGTACTGGCTGCGAATCATGCGCTGGCCGGTCAGATCTTCCTTGATGCCGGGCAGGAAGTTGAACTGCCTGACGTCGACACCTCTGCGACAAAGGAGACTGTTCAATTATGGAGCTGATAAACCGCCTCTGGAACTGGACGGTGTACCTTTGGTCGATGCTGCTGACGGGCGTCGGCATGATGACGCAGAAGGACTGGCTGGCTTTCATTGCTGCGCTCACCGGGATCGTGGTTGCCGTGCTGGGTGAGCTCCATCGCCGCCGAATGTCCCGCATCCATGAAACCAATAATGTTCTGCTGAATGAATTGATCGATGCGATTCGGGACGATACCGAGAACCGGCAGGACGTGAAGGAGTTAATTCGGACTATCAGGGAGTCACCGCGATGAAAAGAGGAATTATTGCCTGTTCTGTTGCGGCGATTGTCTCTCTCGCAGCAGCACTCTGGCCGCAGACGCTGCGCACAAGTCCTGAAGCGCAGCTGAAGATGGCGAAATACGAGGATTGCCGAAAGACGCCGTATTACTGCCCGGCAGGTGTGCTGACCGTAGGCATGGGGTCGACCAGCAACGTGCAGAACCGCGAATACGCCGAGCGCGAGATCGCCGAGCGATGGGTGAATGACCTGTTTCGTGCTGAGAAATGCGTAAACCGCGAGTTTAATGGCGCAGCTGCACCACAACGGGTTTTCGAAGCGCTCACTGACGGCGCATTTAACGTCGGTTGTGGTGGTCTTGGCTGGTACACCAACAAAAAGGGCCAGAAGGTCAGAACAACAATCTGGCGCAATGCGCAGGATGGTAACTGGCAGGGCGTTTGCGAGCGACTCACAGACTTTGTCAACTCCGGCGGAAAACGTATGCCGGGGCTGGAAAGGCGCCGGGAAGAGTTTCGGGACTGGTGCCTCTCAGAGCCTGAGCTAAAGGGGGGGGAATGAAAGCGCTGGGTGTATTTACCGTTTTTATTTCCCTTCTGCTGGTCCTTGCAGGCGTCAGGCTGACGCTGGAGAGCAGTAAACGAGAGGCCGCAGAGACGGCACTTGGAGAAGCTAACCAGAAGCTTAAGCAAACCGGTGATGTGCTGGACGAGGTCAGGGCGTTACGTAACGACGTGAACGAAGTGGCTGCTGGTCTGAAAACACTGGCTCAGAAGCGTAGCGATACAGGGGAAAAGCGCCGTGAAAATATCAAAACTGAGCTGGCCGGTGATAAATGCGCCGCTGTGCCTGTGCCTGACCGTGTGGCTGACAGCCTGTACCAGCGAGCCGCCGAAGTTGGCGCCGGTGATTATTCAGGAACCTTTACCGGAAAGCCTGACGGCAAAAACTGAAACGCCAGCACCGCCAAAACCAATGACATACGGGAGCCTCGCTCCGTGGTCCGATGCGCTGCTGGATGCGCTGGACACATGCAACGCCGATAAGGCGGGTATCAGAGAGCTGGAACTGCGGCGAATCGCCAGGGGGATAAAGTGAAAAAAGCAGAGTTGATGCGTGAAGCCCTGATAGCCGGTAACACCTGGTGTAAGGCCAACCCGGAGCAAATCACCGTCTGGGTGGAAAAAGGCAATATCGGGATTGAAGCGACCGGCGAACCGTCTTTCATGTACCTCTACACCATCAATATTCTCGCCGTGGAATTCCCAGGGGCGGTTGATGATCTGATGCTGCCGATCATGGCCTGGGCCTGGCAATATCAGCCTGATTTACTGCTGAATCCTGACAATAACCGCAAGGTGGAGTTTGACGCTGACATTATCAGCGACGACCTGGCCGATCTTCTGTTCAAGGTGCCGGTCTGGGAGCGCGTCATGGTGGAAACCGTTGACGGGAAGCCCGTCGCGAAGCACCTGAGCGAAGACCGCCCGCGCATCAATGGCGGAGAGTGGGAAGTGGTATTTGGCGGAGGAGAGCTGGCATGACCGATGATGCCGCGCTGTTTCATCAACTCGATCAGGTTTTTGCAGACATCCTGTCCGCAATGGCGCCAGCGAGCCGGTTGCGTACTGCGCGCGGAATAGCGACTACATTACGCCGTAGCCAGAGCCAGCGCATCGGGAAGCAGACAGCTCCGGATGGCACGAAATACCAGAAGCGTCATCGCCGCGTCTTACGCTCCCAGGCTGGGATCGGGTTTGTCTGGCAAGGTGAGGAGCGTCGTCTGAGGAACTGGCGGGCAACCCGTGGAAGCCGGGGACGCATGCTGACAGGCTTTGATGAGGGGAAAGGGGCCGTTCGCTCGTTCTATCGCTCTGATATTGAGCGTTATCTTGATATCAGTTTCAGCGAGACGCGCCGTGATACCACGAAAAGCGATCCTATGTTTCGCCGACTGCGCACAACCCGTTTTCTGAAAGCAAGAGCGACTTCTGAGGGGGCTGTAGTTGGTTTTTCGGGCGCTGCTGCCCGCATCGCCCGCGTTCACCAGTACGGGCTACGGGACAGGGTAAACGACAGTGGCGCGATGGCCAGCTATCCGCGCCGTGAGTTGCTCGGCCTGAGCAAGGCGGACCGCATGGCTATTGCCCGGCAGGTCATTGATTCTCTGGGGGTGAGCTGATGGATCTGGCTGAAGTCATTCGCCTGCTGGAAAACATCGTTCGCACCGGTACGGTGACGGAGATTGACGAGGAAAAGTGGCGGGTAAGGGTAAAAAGCGGAGAGCTGGATTCCACCTGGCTGCGCTGGAATGCACAGCGTGCAGGCGCTTTCAGCTTCTGGGTGCCGCCGTCTGTTGGCGAGCAGGTATGGTTCCTGTGCCTTGGGGGTAACACTACCGCTGCGATCATCGGGGGAAGTCTTTACAGCAACGACAATCCGGCGCCAGGTATATCGGCAAAAGAAATGATCGTGACCGCGCCGGATGGAGCGAAGTTTCGCTATGACGCAGAAGCAGGGGCTTTGCAGGTCAGCGGCATCAAATCAGCAACGATTGAGGCGTCGGTTAAGGTCTTGCTGAAAACGCCGCTGGTCGAGTGTACCGAGATGCTGAAAACCAAAAATTTCACCGTTACGGAAGGCGGCAAAATGCAGGGGGACTTTACGCACTCTGGTGGTGCGTTCATCTCAAACGGTGTCCAGGTTGATGATCATGGTCATGGTGCCGTGCAGCGTGGTGGAAGCTGGACGGAGGGCACGAAATGACGGTGCGCTATACCGGGATGAATCCTGATGGCACGGGAACGCTGACGGATGCCGCCCACGTGTGGCAGTCAGCCAGTGACATTCTTAACACCCCGATTGGATCGCGGGTCATGCGCCGTGACTACGGCTCTCTCGTTCCTGATCTGATTGATGGCCCACAAAACGACGTTACACGCATGCAGCTGATGAGCGCAGTGGTTATTGCGCTGGCGACATGGGAGCCGCGGATCACGCTGAGCATCGTGGATGTGCGTTATTCGCAGTCAGGAGCAGTGGAGGCGGGATTGTCAGGGGCTCTGACGGAATCTATGGAACAGCAGACGACAACCTTAACACTCAGGAAAAGCAGCAATGGCAACAGTTGATTTGGCGCAGCTACCGCCGCCGCAAATTATTGAGGTGCTGGATTTTGAAGTGATTCTGGCGGATGTCAAAGCCGTCATGATCGCGGCTTTCCCTGATGAACAACAGGCTTCTGTTGCCGCTGCGTTAAAGCTTGAGTCTGAACCCCTGACCATACTGGCGCAGGTGATTGCCTACCGGGAATTAATGCTGCGCCAGCGAATCAATGAGGGGGCTGCGGCCTGCATGTTGAGCCATTCCGTCTCCACCGATCTTGATAACCTTGCGGGTAACCTGAACACCGAGCGCCTGGTTCGTATTCCGGCTACCGAAACCACCAATGCAGAGATGGAAAGCGATACCGCACTGCGTCTGCGCGCGCAATCCGCTTTTGAAGGGTTGAGCGTTGCTGGCCCTACCGGTGCATACGAATATTTTGCGAAGAGTGCCAGCGGAAAAGTTGCAGATGCCAGGGCAACCAGCCCCTCACCCGCTGTTGTCGTCGTGTCCATTCTGTCTACCGAAGGGGATGGCACGGCGAGCGACGAGCTGATCGCAACAGTAAACGACACGCTCTCAGCGGATGATAAGCGGCCTGTCGCCGACCGGCTAACCGTCCAGTCAGCGGAGATTGTGAATTATGAAATTGACGCTCTGCTTTATCTCTATCCGGGGCCGGAATCTGAGCCGATCCTGAGTGCGGCAGATAATGCACTGCGGACATGGCTGGGAGCGCAGGGGAAAATCGGTCGCGATGTTGCGCGTTCGGCCATTATGGCCGCTCTGCATGTGCAGGGGGTGCAGCGCGTAGTTTTGCTGAATCCTCAGGAAGATATCGTGATCGATGATACCCAGGCGGCACGATGTATTTCGCACACCATCAGCGTAGGGGGAACGGATGAATAACAGCCTCCTGCCGCCTTCAGCCAGCACCTTCATGCGGAATGCGGAGAAACCGACGGCGCGGATCAGCGGTATTCCTGTCGACCTTCGAAAGCTCTGGAATCCGGATGAATGCCCCGTGGAGTTTTTACCCTATCTGGCCTGGGCGTTGTCTGTTGATCGCTGGGATAAGCGCTGGTCTGAACAGACCAAGAGGCAGGTAATAAAAGCCTCCTGGCTTGTCCATCGCCACAAAGGCACGATTTCAGCGCTGAGGCGCGTTGTTGAACCTTTCGGCTATTTGCTGAGGGTGATTGAGTGGTGGCAGAACGGCGAGGAGCCAGGCACTTTCCGGCTTGAAATCGGCATTCAGGATGAGGGGATCACCGAGGAAACTTATCGGGAGCTTGAGCGCCTGATCGACGATGCAAAACCCAGAAGCCGTCACCTCACCGGCCTTTCGCTTTCGCTTCAGTCTCAGGGTTATATCGAGATAGGGGCCGGGTGTTACGTGGGCGATACGCTGACGGTATATCCCTATTTTCCTGAAACTATCGCTGTGGGTGGCAATGACTACACCGGCGCAGCAATCCATTTAATTGATACCGTGGAGATCGCAAGTGGCGACTAAATATCTTGCCCTGTTGACCAATATCGGGGCGGCAAAACTGGCAAAAGCCACGGCGTTGGGTACGAAAGTTGAGATTACCCAGCTGGCCGTTGGTGATGGCAATGGTGTACTGCCTACACCGAATCCGGCACAGACTGCCCTCGTACATGAGTTACGCCGCGCCCCTCTGAATATGCTGACGGTGGACCCGGCGAACGCGAGCCAGATCATTGCAGAACAGGTTATACCGGAAGACGTAGGCGGGTGGTGGATTCGTGAAATTGGCCTTTTCGATAAAGATGGCGATATGGTGGCGATTGCCAATTGCGCTGAAACCTATAAGCCTCAGTTGCAGGAGGGGAGCGGGCGCGTTCAGGTTATTCGCGTGATCCTGATTGTCAGCAGCACCGAAGCCGTTACGTTGAAGATTGATCCGGCTGTTGTACTGGCAACACGCCAGTATGTTGACAGCCAGTTGCGCGCGCATGAGCAGTCACGTAATCACCCGGATGCGTCAACGACAGAGAAAGGGTTTGTGCAGCTCAGCAGCAGTGTGACCAGTGACAGCGAATCGCAGGGGGCAACACCGAAGGCCGTTAAAATTGCGATGGATAACGCGAGCGCACGGCTGGCAAAAGATCGCAACCTGTCGGACTTACCCAATATCGCATTAGCCCGGCAGAATTTAGAGCTGGGTGACAGCTCGACGCGAAATGTTGGAACAACGGCCGGAACGGTAGCTTCGGGGGATGATGCTCGAATTACCGGGGCGATGCAGAAAAACCAAAACGGTGCGGATATTCCTGACGTGGCGAAGTTTCTCCAAAACCTTGGCCTTGGAGACGGCAGCGGGCGACTGATTAATTTTAAGGTGTTCACGGCATCCGGGACCTATACACCCATACCGGGCACCAAAAAAATAAAAGTGACCCTGATTGGCGGCGGCGGCGGCGGCGGTTATGCCGGGCCATCGTTCTATGGCAGTGGCGGCGGCGGCGGTGGCGTGGTGAAAAAATTCATGGTCGCTCCAGCGAGTCAATCGGTCACTGTCGGAGCTGGAGGTATCGCTGGAACAGCAATAGTAGGGGCAGGTAGCGGAGGCAATACAACATTCGGAACACTGACGGCATCTGGGGGAGGCGGAGGCCGGTTTAATTCTAATACTGGGGGTGGTAACGGTCTGGGCGGCGTGGCTACGGGCGGAGATGTCAATATTCAGGGTGGCACAGGGTGGGGTGGACTCAATATATCAAATATTTTACTCGCCGGGCCGGGTGGTTGCGCGCCTGGATTTGGCGAGAGCGCGGGTTATATATTATCTGCCACCGGTGGTGATGGACTGGTCTCCACCGGTTATGGCAGTGGCGGTGGTGGCGGTGTGAACGGAGGCAATGGTGCAGCCGGGCGAGCGGGAATGGTTATTATTGAGGAGTACGCATAATGGCTGATACTTACGCAATCGTAAAAAACGGAACAGTAATTAACGTCGCGCTCTGGGATGGTAAAACTGAGTGGTCATCGGAGGGTGGTGATGCAATTTTATTGACTTGTCCCGCTGGAATTGGCTGGTCGTGGGATGGGGTGAAGTTTGTCGCCCCTGCAGCACCGCCCGTGCCGCCGGAGCAGGCTGTAGAGCAGGCAAATAATCAAAAATCAGCGTTACTGGCTGCCGCGTCTGCGGTTATTGCTCCACTGAAAGATGCGCTGGATGGCGGCTATATTGACGAGGAGGATCAGCCCCTGCTGCTGGCGTGGCAAAAATATCGTTATGAACTGACAAGAGTCGACCCGGCAAATCCAGTGTGGCCCGCCAAACCAGAATAGGAACATATAGAAGACGGTTTTTTAAAGACAGAGATACCGAAAATTATGGCATCTCTGTAAAATTTAATTTTGAGAGGTCATTATGTTAACAGTTAACCCACCAGTATGTTCCGGGTGCCAGAGGGTAAGTGGCAGCGGTAACATCGTGAACAATACCCCAGTCCATGGCCGTG